GCTCTTGATGCTGGTCACGTCACTCTTGTTTGTATAAATCAGCTGAGAGAAAAAATAGGGTTTGGATTCGGCGACCCCGATACTACCCCGCATGGTCGTTCATTACCTTTTTATGCGTCAGTTCGTATCAAGTTGAAATCCTTAAAGCAGATAAAAGAAAAGGACGGCAGAACCGTAGGAGTAGGAACTCAAGCTAAGGTTTGGAAAAACAAGGTCGGTCCAAACTGGCGGGCTGTTGATTTTCCAATATATTATGATTGGGGGGTAGGGGACGAAATTTCGTGGCTGGAATTCATGAAAAATCTTTCTTTTGTGAAGACTTCGGGTGCATGGAGCGCTCTTTCTGCGGAAGGAGAAGATCATAAATTTCAAAGTACGCATGGTTGGATGAAGCTCGCTACTGATAAAGATATTAGAAAATTTATTTTGAACGAAATAGAAAACAAGATGGTAATAAAATTTGATCGCAGACCAGAAGATATTGAATTTGAAGCTGAATCGTTCTTAGATGTAGATCAGCTAAAAAGCGACATTAAGGAAAAATAATAAATGTTATACAACATTGGAGATTTAATTACATTTACATATCCTGCTGTTTTTCTGCAGGGAACTAGGGCTCACGATAAATTCCCTCGTGTTCTTGTTCTCCACTCAGGCTGGGAAGGTCTTGTTCATGGACTAAATTTTAACTACCTAACTGCAGACGAAATTAATACGATAAGAATGATTTTGGATCCTTCTTTTGAAGTAAAATATCGTGACGCGCTAAATAAACAAAATTCAAAATTAATTATTGAATTTGACAATATAATGCGCGGCGCCGCGAACGCTAACATTGTATCTCCTAGGGATTTTTACACGAGAGTGGTCAAGCCGTTTATTATATCTCGCGGATGGGATCCGTACAGACTTTACACCCCGTCGAAGATGACTGCAGTAAGAGTTGTGCAGCGACGACAACACTTAGAAGGCCAACCTATGGGGGTGTTTCAGGGGTTTGTTCAAAAGTTTCAGTCAATGAAGGGCCCCACGATGCCTAGATTTAAAAAGCCATGGGAAAAAACAGCTGCAGGATCTACGGCGCCTGGCGCTCTCCCAGGCACAAGAAAAAAGAAATAAGGAGATAAATTATGGAAATTATTCCAAATGAAGAGTTCATATTGAAAAACTATAATAAAATACTAGGCCTCATAAATGGCATTTTCCCCGACGGAGAAAACAAAACAAATATATTGAACCTGTTTGGTTTTCTTGGGGATCGGTACACCGTAGCTCCTGCGTCGTCAAGGTCTTCTTTCTATTCTTCCTTCCCAGGCGGCCTGTGTTATCACACATTGAATCTTGTACGGTGGGTTGGTAAGCTTTCTGGGTTGCTTTCTTCGACCCCCCACTCTAAAGAAACATTACTTTTGGTGTGTCTTTTGGCGGAACTGGGTAAGGTTGGAGATCTAAAAGAAGATTATTACATTCAGGCTGGCGATTGGCAAAGAAAAAACGGAACAAATTATATCATTAATCCAGTTCTGCAATATATGCGCCCAGTACAGCGTTCACTATATCTTGCTCAGCACTTCAATATTCGCTTGACATCTGACGAATATATTGCCATCCTCCTCCAGGAAGGTCAGCATGACGAAGCTAATAGTTCTTATAAATTTAAAGAGTCAGAACTGTCTACCATTTTGCACTTTGCTAACATCTGGTCGCAGAAACTCGAAAAACACAATAAAATTAATTGGTAATTGTTTATTTTAAATTGTAAAATTTAAGCAGAACAATTAAGAAGGTATAGGAATATCTTATGAACACAATATTAATTGTTGATAGCACGAATAATTTTCTTAGAAATTATGCGGTAGTTCCTACCCTTACGCGCAACGGCGCTCCCAACGGCGGTGTTTATGGGTTTTTGAATAGCTTAAGATATTTTATCAGAATTATAAAGCCAAACAAGGTTATTCTTGTTTGGGATGGCGAAGGCGGGAGTAAAAAACGTCGGGCCATAATGAAAGAATACAAAAAAGGGCGTAAACCCGCCAGGCTTAATAGAAACTTTGAACATGAATTCGAAAATGTAGAAGAAAATAAAACACAGCAACGGCGGAGGATAGGTCAATATCTGTCAGACCTCCCTGTGACACAAATCATCGTAGATGATATAGAAGCTGACGACGTGATAGGATATTTAACGATGTCTGCAAACGATGGTAGAAAGGTAATCGTTTCTAGCGACAAAGATTTTTACCAACTCCTAAGCGAAAAGACTATCATATTCAGCCCAATTAAGAAAAAATTCATTACAAGCGGCGACGTAATAAAAGAATTTAAAATCCACCCAGTTAATTTTGCTCTGGCGCGTGCGATTATTGGAGACAACTCTGACAATCTCAAAGGGATAAAGGGCGTCGGATTTAAAACTGTATTCAAATATTTTCCATTTTTTTGTCATTCGGGTAAAGTTCAATTAGATCACTTCTTTTCGTACTGCGAGAAAGAAGGAGACAAATATACTCGTTTCTTGGAAAATAAAGAGATAATTATTAACAACCTAAAGGTAATGAAGTTAGACGCTACGCTCATCAGTTCATATAGCATGGACAAAATTAACGAAAGCCTAGAAAAGCCCTTGCATTTGAATGGCACATCGTTTAGGCTGAAGCTGTATGAAGACGGCATCGCGTCTATAGATGACTCCTATTTGCAATCATTTAGGTCTTTACAAGTTAAATAACAAAAGAGGGAAGAAAGAATAATGGAATTGAAGTTCAAGAACGATAAAAGTTTTGAAGAAGGCATTGTGCAAGCCTTGATTTTTGATCACACCTTTGCCGAACAAATGGTGGAAGTTTTGAATGTGGAATACTTTAATGTAGAGTATTTGCGAGAGGTGGTTGGACTTTTGTTTTCGTATTATAATAAATATCGAGCTTTTCCATCTTATCGTTTACTTGGAAGTATTGTTTTGAATGAAATTGAAGATGGAACGTTAAAAGATCAGATTAAAGTTTATCTTCTAAGAGTCAAAAAAGAACCGCTAAATAACGATATAGAATACATAAAAGAAACTTCTTTGGATTTTTGCAGGAAGAGATCATTAGCTTTAGCTCTTGAAGCTTCGCTGGACCTTATTGAAGAAAAGAAATATGAACAAATATCCACAGAAATTAAAAAAGCCTTACAGGCTGGTGCCGAGCGTTCAGTGGGTCACAATTACAAGGATCAATTTGAACTACGTATGCAGGTAGAAGCATACGATCCAGTCCCTACGCCCTATGAAGAGATCAACAAAAGAATTCGTGGGGGACTGGGCAAGGCAAAAGTTGGTGTTATCGCCGCCTTGACTGGCGTTGGCAAATCACATTCGTTGGTGGATATTGGCGCCCACGCCATAATGAACGGATTTAACGTGGCTCACTATACGCTGGAAGATTCCGATATCGAAGTAGGCAGACGATATGATTCTCGTGTTAGTAGTGTATGTGTAGATAATTTACACCTCAATAAAGATTTAGTCTCAGGAAAGATCAAGGAAAAAGTAAAAGGGGAATTGATAATTAAATCATATCCTGCGGGTACATCTTCGGTTCTAACTCTCAGAAATCATTATAATAATTTAATTCTTCGAAATATTCGTCCTGATCTTATTATTGTAGATTATGCAGAGCTTTTAAAGTCATCAGAACATGATGCAAAACGTCACAATATTGAATCGGCATTCAGAGAATTGGTGGCATGGGCCGCAGAAATTGCTACTCCTATTTGGACCGCAGCTCAAATTAATAGAGCTGGGCTGGATGTTGAAATTTTAACGCACAAATATTTGCATGAGTGTTTTGCCATTGCTCAAATTGTACATTTGTTTTTGACAATCAATAGGAAGAAAGATGGGCCTAATCCAGAATTAGGGAACATGCACATTGCAAAAAGTAAAATTGGTTGGGATGGTGTTACTTTTCCTATGATGATTAATACTGGGATCTCGCGTCTTGAGATATTACCTCCAGAAGAATACGCTGAAGCGAACACTTCACAAACAGAAGATGGCGAGCTTAAAAGACTGCAAAACAAGTTTAAAGCCTTCAAGGATCACATGAATTCCAAGGCAGAAGGCAGATTTAATTAACAATAACGAAATTTATTTATCGTGGAGAATT